CAGGTCTAAGGGTGTGGGTTTGATCATGTCGAAAATTACGGCCTTGTCGCTACTGTCGAATTGCTTTTCTAATTCGTCCAAAAGCTTGCGGTTGTTGTCGGTTGTTGCAGTTAATTTGAGAGAGTTTGAACACCAGTTAGGCATGATATTTTTCCTTAGTTAAGTGGTTTAGATTGATTGTTTAAATCCAGTCGCCATACTTCTGCATGGCTTTCTTATATTCTGCATAGTTCTTGAATGAACGTTCATCAATGCAGATCTTGAGGAAGGTATCGGACATGAAGTAGCCTTGTGCTAGTTCATCATGAGACTTGCCCAGTTCCTTGTATGACTCGCCTTCGTATTGCCACTTGAGTACAAACTTCAGCGAATCCCATTTGTCTTCTTCGTATCCATCAGGCAGTAAATCGATGTCGTTAACTCTGCCATAGCCATCGTATGAACCTTCAAGCTTTGAGCCATCGGGATACAGTACAACGATCTCATTTAGTTTAGGAAAACCTTTGCAATCAGCAACGACTGGTAGGTTTGTTTTAGCGCAAGTTTTAGAAAAAAAGCCCATTATTTTGCTCCTTTGATGTAGATGGATAAAGCTTCGGGGAAAGGTAAAAGATTGAGGATTGTTTTTGTTTTGAGTACTTCGTGAATGTCGGTTCGTTTTAATTGAGCGGCAAGCACCGCCGCCTCCAATGTTTTGGTTTCGTATATCTCGCCTCCATCTCCGACAAAAAGAATGCGCCTCCTCATGCCGGCTTTTAAATCTTTGGCTTGAAGGGCTTCGGTCACTAGTTCGCTGATGATGGTGTCGGCGTCCGGTTGTATGGTCAAAGCCTCCCCATTAAAAAAGTTCCATTGATAGCTTGGAAGTTTTTCAGCCTCCGCCTTTAATGTTTGGTATAGGGTATTTGGGTGGTATGAATGCGAACCTCCGCATCCCTGATTTGAAACAATGCCGGCCTTCTTTCCGTCAATGTATACATTTGCCTCGAAGCAATAGGTTTCCTGACTGGCGAAGTCCGAATGCTTGAGGTTTTTAAGTTCTATTTTTTTGCCTCCACTTGTGACGGCGGCGGGTTTGTTTGCAGTTTCTAACATGGTTTTCCTTTGGTTGGTTTGGGTTTGGGAATTGTCGGGGCACCATGTGCCCCTGTCTGTCACTTATGCGACAAGCGGGCTTCATGCCTCCCTTGTTCAATCAATCGGCGGGCTTCGACCTGCTCTTCTATTGTTTCTTTTTCTAGCATTGCCCTTAAATTTTCGGCGGGCGTTTTGCCCCTTTCGAATTTAAAGCCGGCGGTTATGTATTCGTTTTCGGTGTATTTCATGGGATTAGAACATCAAAAAAATGAAGGGCTCCGGCGGTCAATGCGCCGGCAATAATAATAACAGTCAGAAAATCGAGGGCGGATTGTGCCCTCCGAATGGTTCTTTCGTTCCGGTTTTTGGTGTGGTTTTTCATGGTTTTTTGTCCGGTTTTTGACCTGGATTAAATCGTGCAGCACCCACAGCATGGCGCATCTTCGCACCGGCCTTTTGAGTTTCTATAGAAGGTTTTATTGCCGAATCGAATCGAGTTAATGCGGGGCGTGTCGTCCTCGTTTGTAATGTATGCGGTTCGGGTATTGGTGTCGAAAATTATTTCATCTCCGACATTTATTCGGGCACCGGTGCGGGAGCAAGTGCCGCTGTATTTGGCTCTCATTAGTTTTTGCATGGTTTAGGCTCTCATTATTTCTATGCGTTTACGATATCCGGCGGCGTGATCTTGGATCACGATATCTCGGGCGGCTTTGGTGGTGCCGGCGCACAATTGGCAATTGGCGCAAGTGGTTTTCTTTCCGGCTTCCTGACTGGCGGGGCAAATTGTTTCACCGGCTTGGCGGTCATTGCCCACCGATACCCTGAAGGTTCGCATTCCGTTAAGGTTTGCAAAGGCGGCTTCGTCTAAGTTATCCGCTGAGGCCATAACTAATTTTTTCCACCGGTCAACGTCGAAGTCGGTTCTTTTCCATTGGTGCGAATATCCGGTATGTCCGGCGGCGTCCTTAATAATTTCTTCCCATATGTCCACCGGTGCGGCGGCGGGGTCTCCATAGGTGCCCAAGCGCACGATAGAGCCGGCAAGGGCGGTTCTAATTTGTTCCGGTGTGGCTTTGGTATACCTTCCCCTTTTGTAGGCCTTAAAAACCTGCAGGGGGGCGTGACCTTTGTTGACGTAACAGGGCGGCTCACCGGTTATTTTTGCGGCTTTTGGGCGGTGGCGACAAGCTCCGCAAATTGAAAAGTCATCACCGGTTTTTGCGGCGGTTACTGGGTCGATGTCCGAGCGCAAAATAAAGGTTTGCACCATGTTTCCGGTTTTGCTGTTTGCGCTACTGTTTAAGGCGGTCACAATTACGACAATCGGTTTTTTGTCTAGAAGGCTCCGGCCTTCGTATGCGATATATCCTAAGGGTTTCATTTTCTCTCCAGTAAAAATTGTTTGAGGGCGGGCACGGATTTGCCGGTAAAGCGGGATAGGTCGGCAAGGGTAAGGTTTGGGTTGTTATCGTAGAAGGCGGCGATTGACTGGCGGGCGGCGGCGGTCGATTCGTACCGGTTAAAAAGGCGAATAAACAATTCGTCGTCGTTGTGAAATTCGGCGTATTTAATTGCCCATCCGGCGGCGGTGGCGGCGTCCACAAAGCGGGACATATCGCAGTCTTCCTCAAGGTAAACCTTTGCCCCTTTTTGGTAGGAATAACCGCTAATCTCGTCCTCAATGCCTAATTTAATTAGGTCGGATCTTTTCACTTCAAGCCAACCATGCGAGGGGTCGGTGTAAAAATTAAGGTCTAGAGTTTTCATAATTTGAAGCTTTCTTTGTGTTCAACAATTTCATAACCTAAGGCCTGAATGAGGCGCAGGGCTTCGAGGGTGAGGGTTTTAGTTCCGGCAATTTTGGCGAAGGTTTGGGCGGTTTCGTCCTTGGGGTATATAACCTGATTGCCGTAAATTGTTTTTACTTCGATGGTTATTTTCATGCTGAAACCTTTCGGGCGGATAGGCGAATTTTGTAGAAGGGTTCACCGGTCGATGTATGAGCGGTGATTAATTGCCGGCTTGCGTTCAATTTGGTGGCAATTGTTTGCCAGTCGGTGATAGTTCGTTGTTCTGATATCACGGCGGCTCGGTGGGTGGTTCCGTCTACGGCGGGATGTCCGGCGGCAATCAATACGGCCTTGAAGGTGTCTTCTCGGGTTTTTAGTTCGGCAATTTGTGCCCTGATATCGGCAAGCGTATCAACGGCATAGGTGAGGTCGTCGGGTGTAAAAATTTCGGTCATGATGATTTGGTTTAGGTTTCTGAGGGAAATCATTTTTTAGGCTCTTTCAAGTTGTTTAATTACGGCGGCTCTTAATTCGTGGGTGTCGGTCATTTCGTCCAATCCCAAAACATGGGCGGCGGCGTGGGCGGCATTGTTTGGGGACAATCCGTTTTGCTTTGCTAAAAAGCGGGCGACATTCACCCAAGCGGTGACTGTATGTAAAGATTTTGGAAGGGTTTTCATGGTGGGCTCTTAATTGGTTTTGTTTAAATCGTGGCGAATCATTCCATAGGCAAGCCATATGTTGTAAAGAGTGCGAAGGCTCAGGCCTTCCGCCCATAGGACATAGTGAAAGCCAAAATACTTTAAGTTGTCTTTGATGCTGAATATATTTGTTTGCATGGTGGTTCCCTTTGGTTGGTTCATGGTTTGCCCCTTTGGCATTCCATGGGATCAATGCTGACAGGGTGAAAAGGGCTTGTCTGTCACATAGGTGACAGTGCAGCATAAGTGCAACAATCAATTTTTGAGGGGTAAAAACCGGCTCGCATACCATAAAAACCGGCTCCAGGTTGTCGCATTGGTGACAGTTCTGCGTTTGTTCTGTATGATGGGCGGCGGATTAACTACAAAGTAAAACAGTATGAAAAGGGCTCAAGTAAGAGAGGCACTAGAGCAAGTGCCAATTGATCAAATACTGGGAGTGAAGGGAAAGCTCACACACAAACAAAAAACCTTTGCCCGTTTAGTAGCTCAAGGGGAAACCGGAGCGAATAGTTATCGCAAGGCCTACGATGTAACGACCAAAAGGGCAAAGACTGCAGGGAATGCCGCAAGTGATTTAAAAAAGCATTCGGGCATAGCTCGGGAGATAGAGGCAATCAGACTGGCGGAAAGTGCAAGGGCATATCATACCCCTGAGCATTTACGCTCCCTCGTCATTCATTCGCTTGTCAAGGTCATAACCGACCCTGAGAGCAAAGCCGGTCAAATCACGGCGGCGGCTAAGGTGCTCGGGACAGTCACCGAAGTGGCGGCCTTCACCGAGAGAAAACAAATAACCACCATTACATCAAGCGACCAAGCAAGGACGCAGTTACTGGACAAGCTCAGAACATTAGTGCATGGCAATGCTACCGATGTTGCGGTTAAGGACGCCGATTCTTTGTTGGCCGAGCTTGACCCGCCCCCGTTGGCGATCGACCAGGCTGCCGAGGACGACCTCCCACCCCCCAAAATGCCAACTAGGAGTCCCTCCTCTGACCTACATAGTATTCCACTCGAAGTGTCACCAGAAAAACTGGATGGGGGTACTTCATTTGAGGATAGCGACTTGGAGAGTGAATTACAGGAAGACCCCCCGTCATCGTTTCAGGTGAAATAGGGGTGGGGTATATATATTTTTAAAACTCAAAACATAGGGTTTACCCACCCCAATGGTAAGCGTTACCATTGCTTAAAAAATAGGCAGATATGATAGAAGCGAAGATTAAGGGTGTTGTGATTAACAGGGAGATGATTCGTCGAAGGGAGATGAGTTATGAAGAGTGTATGGAGAAGAGTATGAGTCCGGTGCAGAAGGATGTATTTATCATTGTGGATGAGTGGTGGAAGAAGTATGGGTGTTCTCCTACGTTGAGGCAGATTGCTGAGGTTAGGGGTAAGACTGGGATAGGGAACACGAAGGATATTGTGGATAGGTTGGTTAAGTTGGGTGTAGTAAAGAGGGTGGCTGGCAGGAGGAGTATTCGTCCTGTGTATATTAACTTTAGGGATATTGAATGAAAGCGGTTAATAAGTCTGATGATTTGGGGAAGCTGTTAGAGAATTTAGATCCGGCTTTGTATGAGAAGTTGGTGGAGGAGATTAAGGTATATCAGGAGGCTGTGGATAGGGAGAGAGCTCAGATTAGCTTTATGGAGTATGTGAAGATGATGTGGCCTGGGTTTGTACATGGCCGGCACCATGCTTTGATGGCTAAGAAGTTTGAGGCTATAGCTAAGGGTGAGATAAAGAGGGTGATTATTAACATGCCGCCTAGGCATACTAAGTCTGAGTTTGCGAGTTATTTATTGCCGTCGTGGTTTTTGGGGAAGAATCCGGATAAGAAGGTGATTCAGTGTTCAAATACGGCTGATTTGGCTGTTGGTTTTGGTCGTAAGGTGAGGAATTTGGTGGATTCTGAGCAGTATGCGAGTGTATTTCCAGGTGTAAAACTGAGGCAAGATAGTAAAGCTGCTGGCCGGTGGGCTACGAATAAGAATGGAGAGTACTTTGCTATTGGTGTAGGGGGTACTGTGACGGGTAAGGGTGCTGATTTGTTGATTATTGACGATCCGCACAGTGAGCAGGAGGCTGCTTTAGCGGCTGGAAATCCGGAGATTTACCAAAAAGTGTATGAGTGGTACACATCTGGACCTAGGCAGCGTCTTCAGCCTGGTGGTGCGATTGTGATTGTGATGACCAGGTGGGGTGAGGCTGACTTAACGGGTCGAGTATTGCAGGATGCAATGAAAAGGGAGAAGGGTGAAGAGTGGGAATTGATTGAATTGCCTGCGATTATGCCCAGTGGTAATCCTTTATGGCCTGAATTTTGGTCTATTGATGAGTTGGAGGCGTTGAAAGAGGAATTACCTGTATCGAAGTGGAATGCGCAGTACCAACAGAAGCCGACTGGCGAAGAAGGTGCATTGGTTAAGAGGGAGTGGTGGAAGATATGGGAGAGAGATAGACCTCCGGCGTGTGAGTATGTGATACAGAGCTGGGATACGGCGTTTACGAAGTCTGAGAGGAGTGACTATTCGGCTTGTACTGTGTGGGGTGTGTTCCACATGGATGAAGATCCGAAGAATGTGAATGTTATATTGCTAGAGGCGTATCAGGAGAGGTTGGAATTTCCTGAGTTGAAGGAAAAAGCTTTTGAGATGTATAACATTTGGGAGCCGGATACTTGTATTATTGAGGCTAAGGCGGCTGGATCTCCGTTGATCTTTGAGATGAGGAGAATGGGTGTTCCTGTGCAGGAATATACGCCTGTTCGTGGAAATGATAAGTTTGTTCGTATAAATTCCGTGACGGATCTCTTTAGGTCGGGTAAAGTATGGGCTCCGGACACTAGGTGGGCGCATGAATTAATTGAGCAGATGGCTGCTTTTCCGAATGCGGCGCATGATGACTTGGTGGATTCGAGCACACAAGCGTTGATAAGATTTAGACAGGGCGGTTTTTTGAGGTTAAATACTGATGAGACTGAAGAGCAGATTTACCGCCGTAAGGTTGCATATTATTAAGGGCTGAAATGGAATACGATCCGCTTTTTAATTTGCCTAGTGGCATAGATGACATTGAAAGTGTTTTCAAGACTGGGCGCGGCTCTACGTATGCGCACCATACTGACACAACAACGACTAGAAATAGAAGCGGTGCAAACCATACAGATAAAAGTACAGGAATTCAACAGCGTTCTGGCAGAACCATTTACATGGATCCTAAAGCAGTCAATAGTATGGCGGGGCTTTATCAAAATGCAGAGTTGGCCACCAAGTTTGTGCCTTTACTAGAAGACGGAAAACCTACGGGCAAAGTAGCGCTGCAGTTGATGGAAGATTATGGGCCTAAAAAAGCAGGTTCTATTTTAGCTACTGCACCATATTTAACAAAACCTGCGGTTGGGATGAACCCAGTGGAAATATTTGGCAGTGAAAGCCCCATAGGGTCAAGTGGGCGCAATATTCATTTTGGCAACGCTATTACAGAAGTACATCCCAAGCCATCAAGATTAGGTGGTAAATT